AGACTTGCGTTCATCTCCATCAGATAACGCAACTATCACAGTCTCAAATGCTAAAGGCGTATTTCGTCTTTCAAATGGACAACAGGCATGGGATATCAATGAAGCCTCTGTTTATGGAATAACCTTCCCCGCTAGGGAGGCTCTGTAATGGCAAGGACACTTCCAGCCGCACTATCAAGCGAGTTTGGGGCAACTGAACTCAAGCCTTTCTATGCGGTTGAATTGTCATTTGATTCTGGAACATTGAGATTCTGGACAGGTTATGGGCAGATTTCCGCAAACAATTATGTTTGGGATGGTGCTGCAAATGTCCTTAATTTCAACGAAATCACAGAGGCAACTGATCTATCTGCAAAAGGAATAAATTTGACCTTTTCTGGATTGAGTACAGATATCATTGCTATTTTGCTTGCTGAGAATTATCGAGGACGATCTGCCAAGATTTATATCGGTGCTTTAGATTCATCAAATCAACCAGTCTCAGATATGTATCAAATCTTTGCTGGACGCATGGATGTGATGACAATCACAGAGACAGGGCAGACTGCAACAATTCAAATCAACATCGAGAATGTTTTAATTGACCTTGAAAGGCCAAGAACGAGAAAGTTAACAAGCGAAGAACAACTAGAGCGTTATCCTGGCGACACCTCATTGCAAGGTGTTGGTGCTTTGCAAGATCGTCAGATTTCCTGGGGTAGATGATGGGATTTTTTGATTCAGTTTTCAAAGTTGCTGTTACTGCGGCAGTTGTCGCTGCGACTATTGCTTTTATTGCACCAGCATCTACCGCTGTTGCTGGAGCTGCAATTTTTGGATTAACTGGCGCATCTGCATATATCGCAACTGCGGCATTGACAGCTGCGGCAATCTCAACCATTTCATATTTAACTGCTGACACTCCAGAAGCGGCAGATTTAGGTGAGCAACTTAGAGGTCAACTTGTTTCAAAGCGTGAACCAGCTGGCAATGCTTTTATTGTTTATGGCAAAACAAGGGTTGGTGGAACAGTCGTTCACATGGAAGCAACTGGCTCAAAGAATGAAACAATGTATATGGCAATGGCAATGGCTGGACATGAAATCACGGCAATTGACAATGTTTATGTGAACGATGATAAATTTCCTTTGACCACAAGTGGCAATATTTACACAATCAACTATCAAGGAAGCACAAGCGTTATTAACTTTGATTATCTGCTCGGAACAAGCACTCAAAATTCTATGGAGTTGTTCTCTGGCACAACCGCATCTGATTTCAGATTCAAAGGAATCGCAACTCTTGGGGCAAAATTAGTCTATGATGCAGACAAATTTCCTCTTGGATTGCCAAACATTACGGCAGAAATTCGTGGCAAAAAAGTCTATGACCCAAGAACAGACACAACTGCCTATTCAACAAATGCTGCGCTTTGCATTCGTGATTATTTGACAGACCTTGATTATGGAATGGCTGCAACAGAGGATGAGATTGATGACGATTCTTTCTCGGATGCAGCAGATATTTGTGATCAATCAATAACCCTTGCCGATTCCTCTACTGAAGCAAGATACACGATCAATGGTGCTTTTTCCTCTGGCGAACAACCAAAAGACATCCTATCCAAAATGCTCACCTCTTGCGGTGGGATGCTGTCTTATGTTGGCGGCAAGTGGACTCTAAAAGTCGCAGAATATAGAACTCCAACTGTAACCTTGACAGAGGATGATGTTGTTGGTCAGATTTCTGTGCAAGGCTCTCAATCACGCAGAGATATTTTCAACGCTATCAAAGGGACATATTCTGAACCTGAGACGCTTTATCAAGTAGCCAGCTTCCCGCCTGTAACAAACTCGCTATATGAGGCAGAGGACAACGAGAAAATCTGGAAAGATACGCAATTCCCATTCACAACTTCATCTGCGGCTTGCCAGCGTCTAGCAAAGATTGATCTTGAGAAGTCACGACAGCAAATTGTTGTAAATCTATCATGCAACCTGAATGCTTTCTCGCTCCAGCCTGGAGACAATGTTTATTTGTCTTTTGATCGGTATGGTTGGAATCAAAAAGTCTTTGAGGTCATTGATTGGTCATTCTCATTTGTTGATTCTGATGGCGGTGCAACTCCAGTTGTCAATCTTACGCTCAGAGAAACAGCAAGCGGTGTTTATACCTGGGCAAATGGATCAGAGACTGTTGTTGATCTTGCCCCAAATACAAATCTTCCAGACCCGTTCTTGGTAACTGCTCCAGGCGTTACCTCAACAGATATTCTATACATTGCCGCTGAGACTGTTATAACAAAACTTGTTGTCACTTTGTCTGGAGAATCAACATTCCAATATAACTATGAAGTTCAGGCAAAACTATCATCTGATACAGATTGGATCAATTTAGGTCAAGCAACTGGAACAATCTTTGAGTTAAACAATGCTGTTGATGGTGCGACTTATAACATTCGCGCAAGGTCTGTAAATTCATTCGGCGTTCGTTCTGATTGGACATTAGATGACCATGAGGTTGTTGGTAAGACAGCACCTCCTCAAGATGTGACAGGATTCTCAATCAATGTTGTCGGAGCAAATGCCTATCTGACTTGGGAGCCTGTTCCTGATCTTGATCTAAGCCATTATCGGATTCGTCATGCTAGAGAAACAACTGGTGCGAATTACGCCAATGCCATTGATTTGGTGACAAAGGTTCCTCGGCCAGGAGTGTTTGCTTCAGTTCCAGCGATGACCGGAACCTATTTTATTAAAGCAATCGACAAGATCGGCAATGAATCGTTGAATCCAGCTGAGATTGTCGCAATCATTGATGGCATCCAAGGCTTAAATGTTGTTGAAACAATCACAGAATCTCCTACTTTCGCAGGGTCTAAAACTGAAGTAAATATAACTGAGGATGGTTATTTAATCCTTGACACATCTATTGACTTTGATTCTGCAACAGGGAACTTTGATGATTATCCAGGCGACTTTGATGGAGGCGGTGGAACAATATCAACAGAGGGAACCTATTATTTCTCAAACACTGTTGATCTCGGCTCTGTTTACACATCGCGTGTAACTGCAAACATCACTGTTGACCGTTTGGATTATGTGAATTTGTTTGATGACGCTGAGGGCGATTTTGATACCAGAACTGGTTTATTTGATGGTGATCCAAACACCTATGGCGATACAAATGTCATCTTTTATATCTCTACGACCGAGGACAACCCAGCCGGATCACCAACATGGACAGATTACAGGCAGTTCTATGTCGGCGATTACAAAGCCAGGGCATTCAGGTTTAAGATTGTTTTGACATCCCAAAATGGTGATTCCTCTCCTCGCGTTAAAACGCTCTCTGTGACCGTTGATATGCCAGACAGGGTAACGAGTGGGGACAACCTTGCAAGCGGCGCTGGAGCCTATTCTGTGACCTTCTCTCCGGCGTTTAAGGCTGCTCCAGCCATCGGGATTGCGGCACAAAATCTTCAGCAAGGCGATTATTACGAAATTTCGTCTAAATCGGCTTCTGGTTTTACAATCACATTCAGGAACTCAAGCGGAACAGCAGTCAGTCGAACCTTCGATTATGTTGCTCGAGGCTATGGGGAACTGGTAACTTGAGAGGTAACAAATGAGTCAACATGACCTAACAATTGCAAACCAGGGTTTTCCAGCATTTCGATCTGATCTTAATGATGCTCTCCAGGCTCTGGGATCGCTTCAAAGCGGGACAAGCGCACCATCGCCAACATTTGCAAATCAAATGTGGTATGACACCACAAACAATATTGTAAAGATTCGCAATGAAGATAATGATGCTTGGATCAGCGTCTTAACGCTTGATCAATCTGGCGATTTATTAAGTGCAATCGGATCAGTCACAATTTCAAACATTGTGCAGATTGCATCAGCGCAGACATTCACAGCTTCCCAAAGAGGAACTGTCACCACCGACAATGACTTGTCATTTAACATGGCGACAACCAACAACTTCAAATGCACCCCCACAGGCACAGGCGCACTCACATTCACCAACATCACAGCAGGACAAAGCGGATATGTCCTCTTGGTCAACTCTGGTGGCTATGCCATCACAGCAGCAGCAACCACAAAGGTGGGAGCAACCTTCCTGTCCACGGTTAGCGCAGCGGGAACCTATTTG